TAAAAAGAAAAAATGAACTATTTAACAAGTAACGTCCCCTACTTTAAATGTTGGGTAAGGCGGGAGTATACTTGCAACCACGAAAATTTCCATGGAGAGTTTCTTCATGCAATGGTAATAGCTGTTACAACTATGCCAAACAGATGTTTAAGTTTTCAAGTTATATTCACAGGTTGTGAGAGTGATGAAACCGATGAAGAAAATGTTCATGGCGGTGCTATGTGGGCAAGAATGCCTATAACAGCTTTGGTCGGTGATACTCAACTTGAGGGTTGGCCTCAACCTATGGATGTATACCAAGCACAACCTTGGGATTGTATGTCGCATACTCATGCCGTATATAGTTTAAACAGAGCAAAACCTTGCCCTTGGATTGCAAAAATCGATGGTGAGTTTTACCCTGCAAAATACTATTTTACTGTCGATTATACAGATAGCGAAGTAGCAGATGATCCAGCTCAACACAAACAAAGCCATGTGTTAGAGTTATTAGATGCTGGTGAATGGACAGGCAATATTGTGGCTTTGCCTAATAATCGCGTGAGAGTAACACACCCAGCATGGTATGTTACAGGGGAGGGAGCTCCTCAATTTAAACCCTCACAACACACTCACTATTCAAAGTCTGATTTAGACTATACAATGGATGTCAATCAGATCTTTGATAATCTCTACGCAGAAGAGGAAAATGAAGATGGCAAAGATGAAAAAGAAAATGTACGCTAAAGGCGGTGCAGTCAATAAAATGAAGAAAATGGCTAAAGGCGGTGCAGTCAATAAAATGATGAAAATGTCTAAAGGCGGCGCAGTCAATAAAGTAAAAAAGATGGGCGATCCTAAGATTATTAAAGGTCCGTATAGCTAATGACTACCTCTGGGTCATCCAACTTTGAGCTTGATGTAAATGATTACATTGAAGAGGCTTTTGAGCGGTGTGGCTTAGAAGTTCGTACAGGGTATGATGTGAGAACAGCCACCCGCTCTTTGAATCTTATGTTTGCTGATTGGGCAAACAGGGGGTTGAATAGGTGGACGATAGAACAAAGTACTTTATCGTTAACTTCGGGTACAGCTACTTACTCATTACCTACCGATACTATTGATATTTTGAGTGCTGTTATAAGAACAGGTACAGGTTCCACACAATCAGATACCCAAATAACTAGGATAAGTAGAGATGCTTTCATAAACATCCCTAGCAAAAATACTGAAGCTCAGCCTAGCCAATGGTATGTTGATAGGCAAATAGCCCCCACTATTAAAGTTTGGCCTACTCCTAATACCTCTTATACTCTGGTGTACGATAGATTAACTCGTATCGAAGATGCTGATTCTTCTATCAATACTTTAGATGTCCCGTTCAGATTTTATCCTTGTTTAGCAGCGGGGCTGGCATATTACTTAGCTATGAAAAAAGCTCCTGATCGTATACAAGTTCTTAAAGCAGTTTATGAAGAAGAGTTTAGTCGTGCTGCGTATGAGGATGTAGATAGAGCTAATCTTAGTTTAGTTCCGCGTAGAGATTACTATGGGTTCAGCTGATGGCTTATGCTTTAGGAAAATACGCACAGGCAATTTGTGATAGATGCGGGTTTCAATACCCTTATCTTGATTTGCGTGAAGAATGGAATAATTTTAAAGTCTGCTCAGAGTGTTATGAACCTAAAGCTAGACAATTAGAGCCTAGCCAAGTGGGGGCTGATCCAGAAGCTCTGTTTCAACCCAGACCAGATGTTTCGGAAACCGCAGATGTTACTATCTCTTTCCCAGTAACTAATGATAATACTTTTGTAAAAGAACCTTTTCTTTCCGCAATGCAAACTGGTGTTGGCACTGTAACTTTTGGTGGGGATGTTACAACACCTGTTACTGAAAGTGTTACAGGTGTTTCCGGAACAGGCTCTATAGGAACAGTTACGGCATCAGGCACAGGGACATCTATAGCTGCTACTTATACTGTTACCGTTGCTTCTTATCTTGGAGCAAATAAGTATTATATTGATAGTACCAGACAGGATACAGTCAGCTTGTCAGAGGGTAGTACATATAGATTTGATCAATCCGATAGTAGCAACTCTGGTCATCCTTTAAGGCTATCAGCAACTTCTGATGGCACACATGGGGGAGGGTCACAATATACTACAGGAGTTTCTACAAGTGGTACTCCAGGATCAGCAGGAGCGTATACCCAAATAACAGTAGCTTCTGGAGCCCCGACATTGTACTACTATTGTACAAATCATAGTGGCATGGGCGGTCAGGCGAACACACCATGAGTTATACATACACACAATTAAAATCTTCTATTCAAGATTATACCGACAATAATGAGACAAGTTTTGTTTCTAACCTAGATAGATTTATTAAATCAGCAGAGCAACGTATTTTTTCAACGGTAGATTTAGAATATTTCCGTAAAAATGCATCTGGGGCAATGACTTCTGGTAATCAGTTTATGGCAGTGCCTTCTGATTATTTAGCTTCTTTTAGTCTTTCTGTTGAAAACTCTGGCTCTAAAGTATTTCTCTTACAAAAAGATGTAAATTTTCTACAAGAATCTTATCCAGATAGTACCGCAACTGGTATCCCGAAATATTATGCAGCATACGATGTAAACAATTTTATAATTGCTCCAACACCGAATGCTAATTTTTCTACAGAAATCCATTATTATTACCGACCTGTTAGTTTAGCAGATAGTAAATTCACTCTTACAGTTAGTAATGTAAGTGGAACTTTTGTTAGTAATGAAACTATAACAGGTGGAACAAGTGCAGAAAGCACAACTATTAATTCAATCACTTCAGCCACAGAATTTGTTATTATAATACCTACTGGAACACTTACTGTAGGCGAGACAGTAACAGGTGGCACGAGCGGGGCTACTGGAACAGTAGTGTCAACTTCTGCAGATACTACACTAACATGGGTTAGTGAAAATGCTCCTAATGCTATTTTATATGGCAGCTTATTTGAAGCATATACTTATATGAAGGGTGAAAGAGATATGTTAGATCTGTATAATGGCAGATTTGGAGAAGCTCTTAGCCGGATAAAAGATTTAGCAGAAGCTCGTGAAAATACAGATGCATATAGAACAGGATTGCCTAGCAGGGCTAGAACATGAAGATAGCTATAGTAGGTCTTGGCGGTAGTTTTTCCGATTATGTTTCCGCAAAAATAACCTCACAAGAATTTGATGAAATATGGGGCATAAATTGCATAGGTGGTGTTATACACGTTGATAAGACGTTTATGATGGATCCAGTAAGTCGTTTCCTAGATACTGAAAATGCGGGAACTCAAACAGGGATAGCTCGTAAATTTTTAAAAGAAAACAAAAAACCCATAATAACTTGTCAGTTAGATAAACGAGTTAAGAACCTAGAATTATTTCCTCTTAAAGAAGTCGCTACAGAGCTTGGGTATTGCTACTTTAATAATACTGTCGCGTATGCTGTTGCGTATGCTATTTGGATTAAAGCCACCCAGATTTGTTTATACGGAATAGATTATACTTACAAGAATGTTAATATGGCAGAATCGGGTAGGGCTTGTGTAGAGTTCTGGTGTGCGATAGCTGCAACTAAAGGTATTAAATTAGAAGTAGCTCATGGTTCTAGTTTGCTAGATACAAATGTGCCTGAAAATGAAAAACTCTATGGCTATCATAGATTAGATGATCCTTTAGTGCAAACTGTAAAAGAGGGTGGGTTGGTCATAACAAGACAGTCTGAGGTAGAACCTCCAGAACCCGCAGAAAATAACCCAATTATTTTTGGGAGGCATGATAATGTTTGATTTAAATGTAGGGAGTGTAGGGGCTGTTAATATAGTGACCTCCGAAAACGGTGGTTTATCTAACGATCAAATAGCAGAGATGTTGGCTACTAAACTTATTTATATTTCTGATGATGCTCCAGAACCTATCCGTTTACAAGCTGAGGCTTTTAGGGATAAAGTAAGGAATCTAGCACAATACTATATAGAGTTGGCTAGGAAGGAAGAACGTGCTAGTATTTGCGCCAAGGTCCGTGAGGCTGGACAAATTGAATTAGCAAAAGCTATTGGGAGACTATAATGGCAATCGCACAAGCAATGTGTACAGCATTTAAAAAAGAGTTGATGTTAGGTACACACAATTTCGCAACAAATGGTAACGCCTTTAAATTAGCTCTGTACGCAGAGGGTGGTGGAGGTAAGTCTAGCACTACAGCTACTCTTGGCGCAGCAACGACAGCTTATACAACTACTGGTGAGGTAGCCAACAGTGGTTCTTACACGGCTGGCGGTGGTACTCTTACTAAAGTTGCTCCAACAACTTCTAGCACGACAGCTTTTACTGATTTTGCAGATATTAGCTTTACAACAGCTAGTATTACTGCAATGGGTGCATTGATTTATAATGATACTAACAGTGATAAAGCGGTTGCTGTATTGGATTTTGGTTCTAATAAAACATCTACTTCGGGGACATTTACTATTCAGTTTCCCACAGCGGATTTAAACAATGCCATTATACGAATAGCCTAATGAGGTAGCCTATGTCGTTAACAGGATGGGGTAGAGGAACTTGGGGTGAGGGTGCGTGGAACCAAAGTGTTCCACTTGCTGTAACAGGAGTTGCTGGAGCTACCGCATTAGGAACCCCTACTGTACAAAATGTTTTGGAAATCCCTGTAACAGCGGTGGCAGGAACAGGTGCAGTAGGAACTGTTAGCGTATCGGGTACAGCGGCCTTTTCTGTTACAAGTTCTGCCGCAACCGGAGCGGTAGGAAGTGCAAGTGTAACAGGTACAGCGGTTTTCGCGGTTTCAGGGGTTTCTGGTACTGGTACGATAGGAACAGGAACAGTAGCTCCTATTCAGTCAATAGGCGTGTTTCCAGCAGGAGTTACGGCAACAGGTGCGGTGGGAGAAGAAATACTTTACAGGCCGATCGTTCCATCACAAACACCTAACTGGTCTGGTGTAACAGTTTCACAAACACCTAACTGGACAGATTTAGCAGCGTAAGGACAGAAAAATGGCAAGCACCTATGTAAATGATTTAAGGCTTAATGAACTGGGTACTGGCGATGGTTCTGGTACTTGGGGGACAACAACTAATACAAACCTTGAACTTATTGGCGAGGCGTTTGGTTATGGTACAGAAGCTATAACGACAAATGCTGATACCCATACAAGCACAGTAGCTGATGGATCTACCGATCAAGCTAGAGCCATGTATATTAAGTATACAGGTGCTTTAGACTCCAACTGTACAATCACTATTGGTCCTAATACTAATAGCAGAGTTCATATAATTGAGAATGCTACTACAGATAGTGGCAGTTCTGGTCCGTACAGTATCATAATTAGTCAAGGATCTGGAGCTAATGTAACTATACCAAATGGTCAGGTATCTATGGTCTATTTGGATGGCGCAGGGAGTGGCGCGGCAGTAGTTGATGCCCTTACTGATTTATCTATAGCTGGCACATTTAATGCCGCCGCCGATATTGTTGCGGCAGGGG